CTTGACCAGGGCTTGAGTTAAAGTTTGCGAAAGATTGTTTCTGTGCATCGTTACCCAAAGCACCAGATAATGCCGCCTGTTGACCTATGGCTGCGTTCCCTGAATTAACAAATGGGTCTAATGCAGAGATACCTTGCTGCAATACTTGATTAGCTTGTGCGTTTCCTTGTTGAAGCGCATCTAATGATCCGGTTAATGCTCCTGATAATGCCGCCTCAGATCCTATAAGTCCGGTTTGCGGAGCGCCGGCAACAGGCGTTTGCGTTGTTGTGACCGGTGGAGTAATGCCAATTCCTGCCAAGTAAGGTAATGCAGTCTGATTCGATAGCCGCGAATCACCGGGAGCGGCAGCTTGAGCCTGAGCAAGACTAACACCGCTAGAATTCATGGCGTTTATTATCTGGTCTGGTGTTAACCCAGGAGTGGCCAAGAATTGGCTTATCTGTTGATTTGTAACCCCCGTATTGCCAGGGCCGAATATAGCTTGTGCCATTAAATCATCCCCGCATATTTTCTGAGTAAAGTTTGCATTTTAAGCTGGTTCTCTGGTGTTAACCCGCTACCATTTCCGGTTACACTGCCAAGCGCTGCATTTGGATCTGTAACGTAATTAGATGATTGTGCGAAGCCGGGAGTTTGTTGCAACAACTGAGAGTACCATGATCTATCATTAGCATTTAACCCTGGTATATCTCCATTCGATGCCGCCAGTAATAAATCTGCATCCGTCTTGATGTTAGCAAGTTTATCCTTCTGCTCAAAACTTCCGCCTTGTAAAGCATCAACGATGCTTGTAAATTGCGGCAATTGCTGTGCGCTAAATGATGTGTTTGGACTGATTGTTGTTATAGATGGATCACCACCAAGAATTGCGGCTTGTGCAGCAGTGTTTCCAGCAGTGAAAGCCCCTATTTGACTGGGAACTGTTTGCGAAAAAATATCAAGAGCTGCTTGATAACCTAAGTTTCTGTTATTTTCAGCGGACGGAGCAAGACTTAACATGTCGTTTCGGCCTTGTGTCCCCATGTCTTTAATAAAAGCGGTAGCTGCGGCATTTTGAGCAATCTGCCCCTTTTGCGCGCTTTTGTCATTACCACCGAATACACTCTTAACTATTTTACCCATTCAGATACTCGCATCTAGTAAGTCCAAGCAACCATTGATCAATTATTTCGCCATTCTTTTGATAACTTAATCGGTTGACTCCCTCTTCTTTAAACCCAAATGATTCACAGAACTTTTTAACGTTATTATAAATTACCGGAACTACTGCTATTATCTTGTAATACCCAGTGTTCTCGATTATATAATCAAGCGCTGCTTTGCCGGTTTGCTTGCTGTATTCCTTTCTGTATTCTGGTATCACGTGAGCATGGATCTGTACTGTGACACCATTAATACCATGTAGGTTATATAGAGCCACAATAGAATCTTCGTTATTCATCAATAACCAACACTCATTATCAACATCTGGGTCGAAATCCTCTTTAGCTTGTCCGTCTTCTGCAACACAATCCCAAATTTCACTCGTTTGGATTATGCTTTTAATTAGCTCTTTATTGTATATACGCTTAGTTACTATCATACAACCGCCCATCCTTTCTTGCGATCACCACCAATATCTGGAAGCATTTTTACATACATTACCGGAGATGATGGCGTTGTTTCGTCAATATACTTAGTATATTGAGGGGCTTCTATGACTGCTTCTGGTGTGCCGCTGGAAACTATCTCTATGCCTTGAGATAGTTGAATAAGGAATCTTTGGAAGTATTGAGTAGCTGTGCCGTCAGGATTAACAAGAGGGCTTGAGAAATTCAGCTTTGATTGATTTTGTGGCATTTAACCGCCCAATACATTAGCATTCAGTTGAATTATAACAGGTTTTACAGCATCACTCAATGTAAATCTAAGCACAAAGAATCTTGATACCCTGCCGTTCTTTCTCCATATCGCACGCTTATGGAATTCACCGATCTTACCTATTTTCCTGGTTCTTTGATATCCCCATGTTTTGCCGCCATCCTTGCTTATTTCGAGAGCAATCAAAGGTTCTGATACATCCGAATTACCAACACCGGATTCCACAACCAATTCAATTTCAGGAAGGAATATCGGCTGCATATTGTTTTGAAATGGTTGAGTAGATACAACCCTTACCTGAGCATCATCATATTCTTTGTATGTCGAAGGATCAAGCGCACCTATTCGTCCATCTTGCGAGTCGCCTACTAAAACCTTACCGTATGCTGTGGCGATAGACGATACACGATAGGATACTGGCTCATTATTAATACGTGATTTTCTCTCGTGCCATCTTCCAGATATAGTATCAAATACGAAGCATGTGTCTTGGAAAGAGAATCCTATGAAGTAAGCGCCTTTTTGAGCGTATGACCAGGAGAAACAGTTTGCTACCTCACTTTCCGTTAATGTTTGCAAGTATGAGTCTATGGCTGTAGTAGAAATTTTTACAACGTCATTACCTTCAAGTCCCCATATAGCGGGAGATTCATTCTTTCCTGCGCCGATAAACACAAATGAGCTACTTGCACTTGATATGCCGAATTGACTTTTAAGTCCCTTCTGAATGAATAAACCCGTTCTTTGAAATGGGAAATCCGCACTACCAATGTTCTGGAATGCTTCGATTGTTTGAGATCCGAATATATAAAGCTGATTCTTGAACACGAAAGGAGCAACAATATTATCAGGGTCCGCTTCACTACTTCCAAAGTCTAGCGCGTTATATGACAATCCATCATTCAATGCCGAAATGATGAATTTCTTGCTGTCGGTAGTAAACAGGAAGTATCCATCAATAAACACAACAGACTGAGGCTGGCCATTAGCCGTGAAATCAGAATCAGATATCTGTGTTAACGTTGAACCGTCATAAATGTATCCAACGCTTGCAGACCCAGGAACAACTATGCACAATTGTGTCCCATTATCCGACATTGATACGCGCCCAGATCCGCTTATAGCACCAAGACTTGTTAACGTTCCACCGTCCGATTCAAGCTTATATAATGAGCCTCCATTCACAAAATAAGGAACACCAGCCATCACCCATGCGCCACGATTGCGCTGGTTATTTGTGCCTGATGTTGCCACCTGTTTAATACCTGGCGTGCCAATAAGAGATTCTTGACTTAATACCGGAGTTACTTTCTCTATGTTTGGATACCAATTAACGCACTGCTGCGCTGACAGCGGCAAACTATCACTTACATAATGTCCGTTTGCTATCGGTAGCGGTGTAATTGGCATTAAGAAACCCTTATGACTGCATCATAAACCTGCATACTTGTCGTATCCACAAGATTGGCAAGCCACAATTCTACATAATCATTGGTGGCAAATACTCTATGCCATAACATCGAAAAAGTTGTTGGTGTAGTTCCGGCAGTTGACCGGCAATGTGTGGCGGAAACAATAGCGCCATTTACTGCTATATAAGCCACGATATCCTTAGATGCTCCTGCCGATTGTATTGATGCTGTTATCGTTACTGATGCACTCAAATCCTTTTCACCAACATATGCCACCCTACCAGCAGTTGATATTGTGAAATGTGATTTTCCTCCGTCTACCCACGCAGTAGAACCATTCGCAATAACTGGTGTATTCGATGCTGAGAATGTGGTATTTGTTGAATTTAAAGTTAATGAAGCTACGGCACTCGGCCTTGTATCCTGAATTTTACTATTTGCAGTAAATTGCCAACGAACATCAGTTACAGCTATTGTGCTGAGAGGTGTTCCCGTTCCTGTTGTCTTGACATTATGAACAGTTCCGAGAGATCCGCTTGCGATGTTTGCGGATGATGCGGCACCAGAAAGAAGGTAAACACCAACGCCGTTAAGATTTGCATTCAATCCATTCAATCTGAAATCAGTAAATACCGCTGTTGCAAGCTTGAATAATGCCCCTGCTGATATCTTGAATGTCGAATCTCTAACCGTGAATTTATTTATGGTTGTTGTGCCAAAGTCAAATCCATCTGTGACCGCTTCTGTCACATTAAAACCGGATACTCTTATTTCTCCAAATGATGCGCCAGCTATCAAGGCTATTTTATTGCAGCTTGGTACTGTCACATCTTTAATGTGCAGAAGTGACACTCCAGCAGTATCGGTAAAGTTAAACAATCGCCCTGATGGCGCATTTAAACTCAATGACGATACGGTAAAATTAGTATTAGATCCGGTGAACATATCACCAGCACCGGAATAAGTGATTTGCGAGAATTGCACATCATTAGCAGATTTGATTGCTATGTTGTTGTTGCTAACATCAAACCGATCTGACGTGCTTAAATTTGTTGTAATGTAGTAATACGTATCACCAACCAATGTACGCACGCCAGCAGACGCAGCCGGGAAGTCATCCATTGAGCTAACAATAACGTAATTCGTAGGCAATACTGGAGTTTTTTCGCATGATATCTGCACGCCACCGTCAACAGCAGTCAATGTAATATTGTCGCCCGCCACTATATCGCCTATCATCGGGCTGTCATCCGCTATCCCAGTTAACACAGGAACCCCGCCAGAGCCGACTTGAAAGTTATGCTCTATAGTTATTCCGTTATCCGGTGAAACAGATGCCGCAAT